GTGCAACGAGCCGGAAATGAAAATGACCAGCGTTTCCGCTGGTCAGATGGGCTTTGCGCCCCCGGCAGGACTCGAACCTGCGGCCAAGCGCTTAGAAGGTGTCACGCGGTTAGCGATGTGCTCACCTGCGTATTCGCAGGTCGCCTCAGACCAAACTAAGGAAAGGCGCTTGCCCTAAGATCTGCCCACTTTGGCGGGGAGTCGATCCCCCGAATGGGGGGGGGCCGCCCCGGACCCACTGTAGGGCCCGGGGCGGCAGGGAGACCGCGGCTCCGCCATCCGGGCGGATAGGCGCCTCGCGCGAGGGACCAACCGCAGCTCCCGCCTGTCGCGGCCCGAACGGTGCACGCCGCGCACCTGTCCGGTCCGCAAGATCACAAGATGCCTGGTGACACCAGGCTGACACAGGATCACGCAGGTCACAGCGTTTGTCGAATGCCAGCAGACCCGCCCGAGGCCCAGTTCCACCACGACGCGCAGCGCATCGGCCAGCGCATCCGGGAGGTCCGCGAGGAGAAGACCCTCACCCAAGAGCGGGTCTTCCTGGCGGTGCCGATGAACCGCGCCCACTACCAGGACATCGAGGCCGGCCGGGCGAACCCCACCTTGCGGACGCTCTCCCACATCGCGCACGTCCTGGGGGTGCCGCTGTCCGACCTCGTCCGCTGACACCCGGGCAGCGAGAGGCCCCGCCCATCCGCCACGGGGGGAGCAGACGAGCGGGGCCGGTCAGTAGCGACGGGTCAGTTACCGCACTGAGCGCACGGGTAGCTGGCCAGACGGCCGATGATCTGGCCGTTCTCGTCGACTTCATACACGTCGGCCCGCGACCCGTTGCAGCCGGGGGTCGGGCAGGGGACGTTCTGCGTTATCTGCGGCATGGTCTGCCTTTCGTGTCTTGTCCGTCCCGCACAGCAGGCACCGGTGCCTGTCGATCCGGGACAGACGGCCAGTGGTGTCGTACTCGTAGGCGTCGCGTACTGATCCGGTGCAGCCGTCGGTGGGGCAGGGCACCGAGCCGACCAGCGTTCCCCGGGGAGTCGACCTGGTCGTGCCCGCGTTGCACTCCATACAGGGGAAGGGGTGGACTCCGGTGTCGTTGATCACGTACGCAACGGCTTCCGGGCTGTGGCAGTTGGGGCAGACGGCGGCCATGGGACTCCTCCGACATAGGTAGGCGGGTGGCACAACGGCCAACGACAGCTCGCCGTCTTGGTCACCTCCGTGGTCTCGGGGATGTGGGGGCCCGCCGCCGGGGGGAGATGTGCGACGGCGGGCCCGCGGCGGCCACCTCGGGGGGCGAGTGGCCGCACCCGCTCCCGGCGCGATCGGCGCCACACCGGGAGCGGGGGTCTACATGAGCCGGGCTATCTCCTCGGGGAGGAACAGGCTCCGGGCTCGGTGCTCGCGCCACAGATCTTCGGCACCGCCCACTGTGGCGTAGCTGGCGCACGCCTCGCACCCGTCGTCGTGGGGGCCGGGGACTTCCGCCGGGTGATCGATGGTGATGTGCCGGGCGAGCAACGCCTGCCCGCAGGCGTAGCCGTGGTAGCCGTGACCGAGCACGGCCTGCACCACGTCGTCGATCAGGGCGTCCAGCCACTTCTGGCACTGGCCGCACGTCTTCATGAACGGTGGCAGTGTGGGGCTCGACTCCATCTCGTCACCGCCACGCGCGAGAAGGCGACGTCTGGACCCGCACCGGGCGGCACGGCAGGGCATGCCGGTACAGCGTGGCGCCGGCGCACGACGGCGAGACCTTGTCGACCTCGGTGTACTCCTCGTCGGGCCTAATCACCTGGTCGCACCAGTTGCAGATCTTCACCGTCGGCCTCCGTGGATCGACAGGCGGTAGAGCGGGCGCCCCGCCGGGCAGAGGGCATCAGCGGTGCTGCACTCGCTGCACTCGCCCACGTGGTCGTACAGCGCAGCCAGGGCGTGCACGGTCACGCAGAACGAGCAGGCCCGGGGGTACCAGTCGTACGCTCCGTCAAGACGCTTCATGCGGCGCGGCCCGAGGTCGACCGCCTGCCCGTCGCCCTCAAAGGCCGAACCGCCCCAGACGCAAGCCGTGCCCCGCACCTGCTGCTCGGTCAGCCCGTCGAGACTCGGGAGCCGCAGACTGCGCAGCGCCTCGGCGCTCGTCGGCGGTGCTGTCGCTGGTGTCGTCACCTGACGTCCTCCACTTCGGCCCAGATCTCGGGAGAGCCAGAGGCGTCCGTGCTGCCCCACGCGTCCGCGCTGCGCATCGCGTCGAGCACCGCGGCCCAGGTCCCGCGTGCCGAACCGGGCGGTGCGGCGGCGTACACCCGTATGCCGCGCGGCGTGGCGAGCAGGTGTACCGGCTCGTCCAGGGCACGCTCCAGGGCGGTGCGCAGCGCCGCTGCGCGCAGGCTCACAGGCACGACATCCTCGCTCTCGTGCGAGAGAATGACTCTCGTACGAGAGTAGCCGCGAGCTGGCTAGTCTGTCACGCAAGTCACACGGAAGGGAGGCGGACAGTGAGCGAGACGCCTCTGTACCTGCGCGTCGCCGACGACCTGCGGGCCCGCATCGAGTCCGGAGAGATGCCGCCCGGATCCCGACTCCCATCCGTGGCCGAGCTGATCCAGCAGTACGGCGGCAGCAACTCGATCGCAACCAAGGCGTACCGACTGCTCGTCGAGGAAGGGCTCGTCGTCTCCCGGCACGGCGCCGGCCACTACGTCCGCAGCACCGAGACGCCCGAGCTGCTGGTCCGCTGCCACCGTCGGCGCAGCGAGGACTCGCCGTTCGCGGAGGGGGTGGCCGAGCAGGGCGCCGTGGGAACGTGGCGGCACGAGTCGACGACGGAGCCAGCCAGCGAGGCGGTAGCCGTCCGGCTCGGCGTCGCGGCCGGAGACCCGGTGATGAACACGAGCTACGTCTACCTCGCCGACGACCGGCCCGTGCAGCTGGCCGAGTCGTGGGAACCGCTGGCGCTCACCGGGCATTCCCTCGTTGCGCTGCCCGAGGTCGGGCCGTACGCAGGGGTGGGCGTGGCCGCGCGGATGCGGGTCCTCGGGATCGAGGTGGGCGACCCGGTCGAGCGGGTCCGGGCCCGGATGGCGACCCGTGCCGAGGCACAGGCACTCGGCATGGTGCCGCCCGGGCCGGTGATGGCCATCGAGCGGACCTACTACGACCAGGCCACCGGCCGCCCCGTCGAGACCGCGGACATCGTGATGCGCGGCGACCGGTGGGTGGCGGTGTACGGGCAGGCGCCCGCGCAGCACTGAAGCCAGCCATGCCATGCCCCCTCCCGCCCGCAGGGGAGAGGGGGCTGCGTTCACCGGTACTGGCGGCGCTGCGGGTCGAGACCCGCAGACAGCAGGCCGCCGCCGCTGTCGGGCTCGTCCGGCGGTGGAGCGCCATCGCGGCGGCAGACGAGGGCGTCGGGGTCCCAGCTCGGGGCCTGGAGGGAGAAGCCGTCGGGGCAGTCCGGTCCCGGCGGTCCTTGCTCACCACGGGGCCCCTGCTCACCCTGCGGCCCCTGCTCACCTTGGGGACCCTGCTCACCTTGGGGACCCTGTTCGCCCGGCTCGCCCTTCGGTCCCTGTGCGCCGTCTGCGCCGGGCGTTCCGTCCTGCCCCGGCTCACCGGCCTCCCCGTCCTCGCCGGGTTCTCCGGGTTCCCCCGGCTCGCCGGGCTCCCCATTGGCGCCTGGCTCCCCATCCCGGCCAGGCCTGCCCGGATCACCCTTCGGGCCCTCGATCGGTACAGGAACTTCAGCCCGTGCAGGCAGGTCATCGATCGCGTCCGACGGGTCAGGGGCGACGGGTGTTTCGCCCTCGCTGCGGACCTGCGCGCGCAGCGCCCGCACGTCGGTCGCCAGTGTCGACACAGCCTCACCACGTCGGTCGGCTTCGGCGGCCAGCTGGTCCGCGCGGCTGGTCTCAGCGTCGATACGCCCCCAGATGATGACGACCGCGCCGGACAGAGCGACCAGCCAGCACAGCAGCGCCATAGGGCGCCAGCGGCGGGCCAGAGCCCGCTCTGTCCGGGTCACGGGTGTCCTCCGAGAGAGATGATGACGGCGCGCAGCCGAGCTATCTCGGCCTGATCGGCCGCGCGCAGGCTGGCCAGCTCAGCCAGCTCCTTGTGCAGCTCGGTCACCTTGGCGTCGAGCCGGTCGCGCTCCTCTTGCAGGTTGTCGGTGAGCGATGAGTAGCCCGTGAGGGCGTTCTCGCTCCTCTTCCCGAGGTACGCCACCACGCCGCCGACGACCGCGCCCACGCCCACGAGCAGGCTGCCGAGGGTGGTGGCGTCCAACAGGGCTCCTAGACGCCGCGCGCCAGGGAGGCGCTGTTCTTGGTGCCGAACGCCCGCGCCAGCACGCCCTTCAGGAGGGTCCCGGCCGCGGCTATCCCGGCGGCGGCCATCGTCTCCCAGAACGACGCGGTGAACATGTCGGCCGGGCCGGCAGCGATGGCGACGCCGCCGGCCGCGACGACGGCGGTGGCCAGGGTGCGCTCGGCGAGGTCGCGGGCGTAGGTCGTCGCGGTCTTCACGACGGTCTCGGCGGCGGGGAGGTTGATCTCGGACATGAGGGTTCTCCTGTCGATGTTGGGCAGCGGGCCGGGCGGTCAGCTGCTGGTGGCGTCGAGGCGGATGTCGATGGACTCGATGGCCTGCTCAATGCGGGCGATCAGCGCGTCCGGGTCGATCGCCTTGGAGTTGGCGGCGAGCGCGGCCACGGTCCGGGTCAGCTCCGCGATCGCAGCGCCCTGCGCGGCGAACTTCGCCTCGCTGCGGCGGGCGATGATGTCCAAGTTCTGCACGGCCGTGGCGAGCGCGATGTGCGTGTTGTCCGCCGCGCCGCTCGGGTTCTTGATGACGCCGTCCATCGTGAGCACCCGGCGGGCGATCCGGTCGGCGTCGGCATCAGAGATGGGCATATCGGTGTCCTTCGTCGGTCGGGGTGCCCCTGCCTTGGCCCACGCGTAGACCGCGTCACCCGGGCAGGACGTGGCGTAGCCGTCGCGGTGCCCACCCAGCCACGCGCCGGCCGGGCCCTCGCTGCGGCAGTAGTCGATGGCGTCGCGGGCGCCGTGCAGCTGCTCGTCGGTCGGCTCGGTCAGCCCGGACGAGCCGACCATCAGCAGCACCGCATACGTCTCGTTGTTGAGGGTGGTGTTGCCGTTCGCTGAGTTGCGGCGGCGCAGGCCTCGGCCCTCGTACACGTAGCCATGCGTGCAGACGACGAAGCTGTAGCCGATGTCCGACCAGCCGTTGCCGTCCATGTGCTGCGCTTGGATCTGCCGGACGTACGCGGCGCACTGCGTGTGCGCGCGGTCGGTGTACGGGGTGCCGAGGTAGTGCAGCTTCACCCCGCGGCGACTCCCGCTGTAGAGGGTGGCGCCGCCGGGCAGGCGGTAGTCCCGGGCCCCCCACTGCGCGCGCGTGACTAGCTTCATGATCGTGCCTTTCAGAGGAGTCGGGCGTAACGGAAAGCCCCGCCGATCGAGCCGCCGCCGCCGTACATGCCGCCGCTCGTGGCGCCCGAGGTGCGGCGCACCTGGAGCTGCACCTTCAGCTGCGAGTCGGCCCGGTACGGGGTGAGGTCGATGGACGCCGTAGCGAACACGAAGCTGAACGTGGCCGGGATGCTGCCGCTGGCCAGGGTGACGGAGTCGTTGGCGAGGATGCGCCACTCGCCGCCCGTGTTGGTGCCGCTCACCTGATCCCCGAAGAACACCAGACCCACGGCAAGCGTGGCCGCGCGCGGGGAGATGATCGTCTCCCACAAGGTGCCGAAGCTGCCGGTGAAGTCCTCGAAGACGATGCCGTGCAGGCTGGTCGGGTAGACCGGCACCTCGTCCCGCTCCCACCCCGCCCGCTGAAGCCGAGCCACCTGGTCCTCAAGGGCGGCCAGCCGCTGGAGGAACGTGGGCGTCGTCCGCACTCTGGGCACGTCACACCCCCACGCAGGTGAGGCGTACGCGCTCGGGGCCGTTCGCCGCGGTGTTCTCGATACCGACGATGCGGAGCACACCCTCCCGGCCGCGCGGGCTCTGCGGCTCGGGGTCGATGACGAACAGCGCCTCGTCGCCCACGCTGTAGCTGCCGAACGCGGGATCGCCGTCCGCCACCACCTCGAACCGCGGCTGCGCCTGCGCCTGCTGCCTCGCCGTGAGGTCCGAGTTCGTCATGCCCTGCACCTGCGCCTCGTCCACCACGTCCTCGTACGTGGCGACACCCTCCAGCAGCGGCCAGCCCGCATCGAGCATGTCCTGCGCCGACGCGGTCTTCACGATGCGGGCCTCGCCCGTGCCGGCGCCGAGGCCGCTCATCTCGGTGACGATCGACGTGCCGTCCTCGGGCCAGTCGTAGCTGATGATCGAGCCGTGGCCGCCGCCCTTGCTGAACACCAGGCCCGATTCCGCGACGGTCCGGCCGCGGCGCGGGTACCAAGTACGGATCCGCCGGTAGCGGGTGGGGGCCTGATTGTTCGCGGCGCTGGTCCAGCCGATCTCCACGCCGAAGTCGAACCCGTCGTCGGCCGCCGCGAGTTCGGCGATGGCCTTGTAGATCTCGGGCCGCTCGTACCCGAAGTAGCTGACGTTGCGGGTGATGCCGTGCGGCGGCCCGGCCAGCGGGTTGACGTCGAGGCCGATGCTCCCGCCCGGCTGGTCCTGGGCGTACCGCATCAAGGACCAGACGATCCACATCTGATCGCCGTACAGGCGCTGCCCGCCCCGGTCCACGTACCGCGGATCGAGCAACAGCGACGTGTCCGTGGACAGGGTCTTCTTGATGTAGCGGCGCTGGAAGTACGACAGGAACTCGCTCGCCTGGATCGACTTGCCGCCCTTGACGTTCTGCCGCGTCCAGACGATGCCACCCCACACCAGCACCCCGTCCCGGTCCACGTAGACCGCGGTCCGGCCCGGCTGCGACGCGGTCTCCGGGTCGAGCGGCAGCGTCTCGTCGGTGTACGGGATCGTCGCGGACAGCTGGCCGATTCCGTTCAGCTCGTACGAGTACGAGACCTCCGACAGCGGCAGCTCGGCGAGCAGAGTGTCCGTGCGCAGGTCGCAGAACAGGTACGTGTACGTGTGCTCGGGCTGCTCGGCCGTGGCCGCGGCGTCGAGCAGAGCGGCGGCGGAGGCGAACGTCGTCATCACGCCACCCTCGTCAGCCGCAGCCAGCTGTACCTCTTCAAGTTCACGCTCGTCGCATTCGACACGGTCGGCGCCCAGTCGACCGACACGTTGCCCGCCGTGCCGGCCGTCTCGACCAGGCCGTGGACGGGCAGGCCGTAGATGGTGCCGGTGTTGGCGATGCCGTAGGAGCGCGAGCCGCCGTTGATCGTGGTGGCGGCCATGCGCTGCACGTCGGCGTCGGAGACGGCGGCCGAGGTAGGTGCAGCGGCGGGCGGCCCGACGATGTTCCACTGCCCGCCCGCGCCCGTCGGTCCGTTGATCGCCACGTTGAAGTCCGGGGTCAAGGAGGCGCTGGAGATGTAGAGCACGCCGTCCATCTCGTACGTCGCGTTCGCGGCCACGGCGATGGACAGGTGATCGTCAGGCGCCAGCGTCGTCGTGTTCGCCCTCGCGGTGTCCGCGGTCTTGCGGGCCCGCAGCGCCTTGCCGATCGGCGACGCGCCCGCCGAGTCGAGTAGGACCGCCGTGGTGCCGTCGCTTTTGCCGTACACCCACGTGTCGGTATCCATCCGGTACCGCAGCTGCGCGGGATGCGGCCGGGCCAGATCCACGCTGGAGGAGACGGGCACGGCCCCGCCCAGAGCGACGCTGTAGTTCCGGACATCGGTGATGTTCGCCGCCGACACGCTCGTCTGCGACGGGCCGATCGCGATATCGGCCAGGACCTGGGCGTTGTTCGGCAGGGTGCCGCGCACCGTTGCGCCGGCCGTCGCCGCGTACGGGCCCTGGATGATCTCCAGCCGCCATTCCGACACGGAACCGGCATATTCGGCGTCGTACACCGCGGCGACCACGGTGTCCTTCCGGTACTGCCCGGCGCCGCCCGCAGGCTGCACGTTCAGCGTCACGTCGCCGTCGTTGACGCAGACGTAGGTGCCCTGCCCGCCCGTGTCGTGCTGGTCGATGAAGCAGATCCCGCCCGACACGATCACCGTCATGTTCGGAGTGGGAGCGGCGCGAACCTTCAGCTGTTGGTTCTGGTAGCTCGGCTTCACGCCCTGCCGGATGCGGGTCGGGTACGGCTCATCCACGGCGAAACCTGGGTAGCTCAGCAGCGCGCTGACCACCAGCCGGTCAGTCCTGGCCGGGTAGCTACCGGCCTGCATCCACGCCGGGGGGTTGATCACAGCCACGGTGGATCTCCTCTCTCACAGGCTGGTGTCGCGCCACGTGACAGTCAGTAGGGATGTCTGGCCCGGGGCGCCCGGCAAGGCGCTGCCCCGGTAGGCGAGTTCGTTGGAGCCGGGCTGAAGCAGCGGCCACACCGAGCCCGCCCTCACCCACGACCGGCGCGGGCTCGACCCCATCAGCAGCACCGCCCTGGAGCGGGTGTCGATCAGCAGGTACTCGCCCGCCTGAAGCGTCGCGTCGAGGGTGAGGATGCTGCCGGTGTTGACCTGCTCGATCGCCGGGGACGCCACCGGCCCGTCAATCCGCAGCACCGGGTACGCCGGGCTGGCCCCCTCGTTGACGGCGGTCAGCCGACCGGACGAGCCAGCGCTGCCGTACGACCGCGGATACGTCAGCGGGTACGACCGACCGGCCGACGGGCTGTACGCGGTCGTCGAGGCGCTGCGCTCTTCCAGTCCGTACAGGTACGGGTCGGGACAGTAGACCTCCAGCGCGGCATCACCGATCCGCCACAGGTACTCAGCGTCATACGGGAGACTGCGCTTGCGGATCTTGCCCCACACCAGGACGCCCTGGTCGAGGAACTGGAGGGGCTGCGGCTGGCGTTGCGGCTGCGTCGCGTTCCGCAGCGCGAGCGTCAGCGCCCGCAGCTCGTCCGGGCTGTCCGCGCGGATCCCGAGCTTCAGCTGCACGACCCTGGCCCCGGTGTAGTCCGGGCCGCTGTAGTCGCCGTGCTGCCCGGGCCGCTCGACGTCCTCGCCGCGGATCTCGGGCAGGTCGTCCAGACCCTCGATCCCGGTCACCGCGTACGGTGTGCCGGGCCCGAACTGGAGGTCGCCCCACTGCACGCGGCCGAGTCGCTGCTGAGCCACGGCTCATCCCCTCCCCACGAGGCCGAGCCACGACAGCTCGCGCACGATGCCCTGCGGCGTCGCGTCGGACCCGTAGAGGTTGATCGTGATGTACCGGTCTCCGCCGCCCGCGCCGCCCGCGTACACCTGCGCCAGCTGCGCCGCCGACGGCGCAGCCACGACCGCGCCCCGCAGCCCCGACGTCACGTCGAGCGCGGCGCCGGCCATCCTGCGCGCCGCCGCCCGCACCCGGTCCGTGCTCGCGAGGAAACCGTCCGCCAGGCCGCGGCCGTCCATCTCACCGATCCATGCGAACGCCCTGCTCGGGCTGCGCGTCTTGTGGACCTTCTTGACCACCGAGAGCATGCTCTCGGCGATCCGGCGCATCGCTGCCTCGATGGCGGATTCCTGTGCCTTCAGCCCGGCCACGAGTCCCTGCGCCGCGCGGATGCCAGCGCCGTACAGCGCATCGCCCACGGTGTTGCCGGTCGCCGTCGCCGAGGCCGCGAGCTGCCCTTGCAGCTGGTTGATCCGCGCCAGCTCGGCGGGCGTCGCCTTCGCCAGCGCGGAGGCCGTGGCCCCACCAGCCTCGACACCAGCGTCGGCGATCTGCTGGAGCAGGTCCGACCGGAGCCCCGCCTTCTCCAGCTTGGCGATGTTGTCCTCGAACTCGCGCGTCTTCTTCACCGCTTGCTGGAGCCCGACCGTGATGGCGCTCACGCTGTTCACGTCGGCGTGCCCGGTGGTGATGTTGGCCTCGTCGAGGATGCCCCCGCGAATGTCGGCCGCCGCCTTGCTGCGCGCCTTCACCAGGTCGTCGAGCTTCTTCTGAGCAGCCGCCAGCTTCTTGACCACCGCGTCCCGGCGCGCGACAAGGCGTTCCAGCTCGACGGTGGCCTTCTTCAGCGTCTTGCCGTACCCGCTCTTGACGTTGTCGGGCAGTGCCTTGGTGATCGACTGGAGCCTCGACCGCAGTTTCGCGGTGCTGTCGTTGATGCCCCGGATGAAGCCCTCGATCAGCAGGCGACCAGCCGGGGTGAGGATCCGGGCGTCCTTCGCGGGCGGGCCCTTCCAGCTCGTCAGCGAGTCGGTGATCCCGCCCAGCGTGCTCTTGACGCTGCCCACCATCGACTTGATCCCGTCGATGAAGCCCTGGATCAGGTCCTTACCGGCGTTCCACAGCACGCTGCCGATTGAGCCCAGCGCCGCCCGCGCCTGCCCCGGCAGACCCTTCACCCACGTGACCGCGTTCGCGATGGAATCCCGGATCGCCTGCACCAGCAGCTTGCCCGCCGCGAGCGCAGGCGCAGCGATCATCCGACCCAGCGAAGCCAGCGCCGACCCCGCCCGCGCCGGCATGCCCCGCAGCCAGTCGATAGCGGCACCGACGCCCTGCCCCACCCACCGGCCGAGGGCGGTGGCCTGCTCCGAAATCCACGACGCTGCACTGCCCACCGCCGACTTGGCCATGGCCCACGCACCGGAGAAGTCACCGGTCAGCAGTTTGCCGAGGAAGGTCAGGATCGGCACGAGGACGTGGGTGATCGCCCCGCCGAGAATCTTCGCGAGCACCGTTGCCAGACCGGTGATCAGACCCATCAGCGGCTGGATCACCGGCATCAGCATCTCGATGATCAGGACCGCGAGTTTCGCGAACGCGCCCAGGATTGGGGAGGCAGCCACCATCAGTTCACCGAACGCTGAGCCGAGCGCCGCCAGTCCGGGCGCGAGTTGCACGATCAGGTCGGCGAGGACGGGGAGCAGCACCTGCGCGAGCCGGGCCAGCATGTCCGCGAACGGCTGCACGAACCCGGGCATTTCCGCGAGGATCGGCGCGAGCGCGCCGAGCAGCGCGTCGGCGACCTCTTGCAGCACCGGCGCGATCTCCTGGAACACCTCGGACAGCGCCTGGAACAGGGGCAGCACAATCGGCAGCAGCGCGGTGATCAGCTCGCCGAACATCGTCAGCAGCGGCGACACGGCGACGATCAGTTCCCCGGCGGCCACGGCCACGGCCTGGAGGACCGGCCCCAGCGCCTTGATGATCGGGGTGAGGGCGGTGCCCAGCGCGGTGACCAGCGTCTGCACGGGCGGGCCGAGAGCCTGCACGACGGGGGCGATAGCGAGCAGTGCCTGCGCGAGGAGCGGCGCCACTGTCGTGCCGATCGTGGCCATCGTCTGGAACAGCTCGCGGAGCCCGCCCTGCACCTGCGCGCTGTTCATGACGTCGGCGATGGCCGCCGTGACGTCCTGGAGGACGCCGACCATGCCGCCGCCGTCGGCCGGCATCGCCTTGAAGATGCTGCCGATGATCTTCGCGACGTTCCCGCCGACCTCCAACAGATCCTTCAGGACGTCGATGGCGCGCTCGATCGCGTCCTGCATCTCGCCGGACTCGTACGCCTTGGTCAGCCGCTTGCCGATCCCCTCGGCCGCGCTGCCTGCGGCTGCGGTCAGCCGCTCGAAGCTGGGCCCGGCCGCGGCGCCGATCTGACCGAGGCTCGTCACCACGATGCCGGGTATGCCGGACAGGTTGTGCAGGCCCTTGCTGGCCGAGCCCAGCGCCTTGCCCAGGGTGCCGGTCTCGGCCAGCTCCCGCGCCGAGGTGGACACGCCCTTGGCCATGTCGTTGAGCGCCTTGCCCGAGGACACCAAGTTGGTGCGCAGGATCGGCAGCACCTTCGATCCGGTGCGCTCCAGCTCCCCGGCCAGGCCGCGGAACACCTCGTTCTGCACCGCCTGCTGCATGTCCCGCAGGGCGGGCGCCGCGTCGTGCACAGCCTCGGCGAACTTCCGCGCCTCCGGGCTCAGTTTCTCCAGCGCCTCGGCGTACTCCTCCGCCTTGCTGGGGTCCAGAGCCGCGGAGAGCGCGTCCTCCATGCCGACCGCGGCCAGCTTCACCGCGCCCTGCGCCAGCTTCACGGCGGCCAAGCCGGTGACCGCGACGCCAGCGGCGGGCCCCACCTGGGCGAGGGTCTGCACGACGCCGGCCACAAGGGGCGCCGCCGCGCCGAGACCCGCCGCGGCCTTCCCGACCCCGGCCAGCGCACCGGCCGCGGACCCTGCCACCGAGGTGAGACGCCCGAGGACGCCGGCCAGCCGGCGGGGCCGCTCGTCGTCCACGTCCACGTCGATCTGGACGTCCGTGTCGTCCGCTCGGCGGGCGGCGTCGCGCAGTTCCTCCAGCTGGCGCAGCGCGCCGCGGGTGACCGCCTGCACGTTGATGTTCGGGTGGGTGTCGGACAGCCGCTGGAGGTGGGGCTCCAGCTGCTCCAGGCGGCGCAGCGCGTCGGTGATCGACACGTCCACGCCGATGCGCTCGCCCGCGAGGTCGTCGAGCTGCTGGCGCACCCGGGCGAGGTCGCGGTCTACCTCGTCGGTGGACGCGTCCACGTCGATGGTCGGCAGGTGGGCGAGCAGGTTCTGTAGCTCGCGCTGGATCCCGCCGCCGAGCGCGGCGCCGACGCTGGAGCCCTGCCTGCCCGCGTCCGCGACCGTGCCGGACAGCCCGTCGAGGGTGACCGCGAGGTGCGAGATCAGGTTCGGCAGGTTGATGTCGTCGGCCACGGCAGGTCACCTCCTCAGATGCGGGGCATGCGGGCCATGTCGAGCAGGCCGGGGCCGGACTGCATGGCGGGCTCGGTGCGGGTGCCGCCGGTCTGGTGGGCGGCCTGGTGCTGCTCGGCGAGGGAGAGCAGCTGGCGGGGGGTCATGCCCCAGAATTCGCGGGGAGAAATGTGGAGGGCACCGACGGCGAGGTACTGGAACTCGTCCCAGGGGAAGCCGTCTCCAGGCCCGGCGTCACCGTCTCCACGGTGGCCGGGGCTGCGCCGTTTCCCCGGTTCTCCAGGGCGCGGCCGAGCGCGGCGGTGAAGGCATCGGTGTACTCGCCGAGGCGGCCCGGGTCGAGCAGATCCTCCAAGTTGGCGCCGTCGGTGCGGCGCCGGTACACGATGCTGGAGACGCTGCGGTTGCCGTTCGCGTCCACGTGCTCGCGGATCAGCGGCTCGAAACCGCCGGGGCCGATGGTGCCCGCGCCGATGATCTGCGCGAGGGGGCCGAACGCGGCGCCCTTGCCGGTCGAGTCGATGGCGTTCTGCACGGCGCCGACCGACCCGAAGCGGGCCTCCAGCAGGGCGAGCGCGCGGAACGAGTACCTGAGCGGCACCTCGGTGCCGTCGGTCAGGGTGATGCTGCCGCCCTCGGCGAGCAGGTCAAGGCCAGTCGTCATGGTCGTGGGTCCCTACGTGAGTGCCGGGTTTCGGCCTGCGGATGAGGGGTGGGGACCGGGCGCGGCGCGCTGAGCGAGAGGCGCCCCGCGCCCGGAGATCAGGCGATCGCGGCGGCGGTCTCGTTCAGGACGGTCGAGATCCACAGCCCGGTGGACTGGAGCGGGTCCGCGTCGGCCGTGAAGGACACGATGCGGTAGTCCTCCTCGGCGAATCCCATGTCCGGGAACGCGGAGAGCGTGAGCTTGTGCAGGACCACGTGGTGGTCACCGCCGACGATGTCCACGCCGTTCGGCGGGGTGACCCCCTCCAGCTTGAACGGCGGGAGGTTCGCGTCGTCCGCGCTGAGATCCCACTGCGTCTTCTGGGTGGGCGTGGTGCCCGAGTCGGTGACGGCGCCGCCGACGATCGCGGCGAGGACGTCCATCGACAGCTTGGCGTGCGACACGCTGACCTGAATGTTCGTGATCGCTGCGTTGGTCGCCAACTGGGTGTTGTCGCCGCGCAGCTTCTTGACCTCAACGTCGCCGGAAATCTCGAACGTCTTGATGCCGGGCACGTCGATCGGCGTCCCGTACGTCGGGGTCCCACCGGCCGGGTCGGCGGTGAGCGCGGAGATCTTGGCGTCCTGGATGCCGTAGACGCGGGTGAATCGCTGGAGCGGCATGGTCTGTCCTTCCTGGTGCCGGGGTTCGGCCCTTACGTGGTGGGGGTGTCGGCGGCGGTGAACTCGATGGGCGGGGCCTCGGGCTGCTCGGCCGGGATGGTGCGCATCTCGTCGCCCTCCAGCTGCGGCAGCGGTCCGGCGTCCTGCGGGACCAGCACCCCGTCCACGGCCCACCAGGTGGTCCCGGGCCGCGAGCCCTCCTGCACAGACACCGCGCCGTGCGCGGTCTCGGACAGGAAGGCGACGCGCTCAACGGTCGAGCCGGGGCGCGCCGGCCACGCGGGGCCGAGGTAGCCGATGACTTCCTCGCGGGGCATCTGGATGAAGGTGACGGTCACTGGGGAACCACCTCGGTCTTCCGCAGCGGTCGGTGCACCTCGACGGTGATCGACTCGCGGACCTCGTTGTTGGCGACGGGGAATCGGTCGATGTCCTGCACCCGAACTGCGGTAACAGGGCTCGGAGCGTCCGGCAGCTGACAGCCGTGCAGCGCCGCGGCGAGGACTTCGGCCAGCCCGTAACGCTCGGCGTTCTTCGCCAGCCGGGTGTTGACCTTTGCCCGGGCGGGCTGGATCAGGTCGACGGTGAGAATCTCGACGACGGCCAGGTCGGCACTCGGGTCGCCGAAGTCACCGTTCGCCACGGTGTTCAGGCGGATGTCCTGCCGTTGGACCACGCCGTACGGTGGGGTCTGCCCGGGTCGGGGGCCCTCGCGGAAGAACGGCACGCCGGACCCGAGGGCTTCGAGTCGGGCCTTGATCGCGCCCTCGGTCGTGGCGGCCATCAGCGCCTGCCGATCTGCGAAGCGTGCGCCCGCCAGAAGATGGGGGTCATCTCGATCGCGGGGCGGAGGAACGGTTGCGCGCGGGTGCCGGGGTGGTTGACCTTGGCGACCGGATGCGCGGCGCCCGGCCAGTACAGGGCCTTGCGGTTGCGGGGCACGATGACGTGCGGGGCGGTGCCGTACTCCACGGCCGCCGCATACGAGACGTTGGTGCCGATGACGTAGCCCACCGACCGGCCCGACCCCTCCGCCCGCGACACGATCGACGAACGCAGACGGCCCGTGTCGACCGGCGCCCGGCGGCGCGCCTCGTTCTGCACGTCGATGCGGGTCCGCTCGACCGCGCGCGCCACGTCGTCCGACATGCGGCCGAAGTACCGGCGCAGGCCCCGCTCGTACGCCCTCGTGTTGATCTGCGCGGACACCTGCGTCGTCATCCGCACCGGCACCCGAGCCCGAAAGCGCGCCACCTCACACCCCCTCAATCAACTGACGGTTCAGATACGAGACGAGCAAGGCGTCCACCTGCGTCGATCCGGTCGACGACGACGGGGCGACGGGCGTCGTCGGGGCGTCGTCGGCGGCGTCCTCGATGGCCACGTTGTTGCCCTCGTCGTCCACCTGGAGCGAAGAGTCCGCGGCGGCGTCCGCATCCGATGGCTGCGCCTTGGCCTGGAGTTCGGCCGCGAGAAGCGCGCACCCCTCCTGCACAAGCAGCGGCGGCGAGGCGTACCCGAAGGTGCCCACCACCTTCACCTGCTCAGCGCCCCACCGTGCGAGCAGCCCGGACCATCCGCCGTTCCACGACTCGGCCCCGGCCACCAGGTCGTCGTAGCCGTCGACCGCGAGGTGCACGGCGTCGACCTGCCCGAGGACGTCCGCCGAGGTGACCCGGTACGAGGCGGCCGGGATCGACGGCCCGTCGTCGGCCTCCAGGACCGGCATGACGCTGGTGACCGAACGGACGCGGCGCGGGAGGATGACCAGTCCCCCCGGCGCCACGTCCGCCACCACCACCAGCGACGTTGGCTCGAAGCACTGCTGGGTGTACCGCTCGATCGCCTCTTGGGCAGCAGCGATCCACGCGGCCACCATGGCGTCGTCGCCGGTGCACCCCGCCTCTCGTGCAGCCTCGATCGAGCAGTACGCCATGGGTCAGCCCTTCTCCGCGTCCGTGGACGTGGCAGGCTGCTCGCCGTCCTCGTCGGCCGGCGCCGACCGCAGCTCGGCCAGCTGCTCGGCCGTGACGGTGTCGCCCTCGGCGACGATCTGCCGGGCGTAGCCACCCGGGTGGGTGTCGACGACGGGCCCGACCGGCGTCTGCCGGTCCTCACCGAGGGCGCGGAACGCGTCGGCCGGGGCTGGCGTCCCTTCCTTCCAGCCGTCGGCGGCGGTGAAGCGGCGCGCTGCCATCAGGCTTCACCGCCCTCGGACTGCTCCTCGGCGGGCGCGAGGCCGCGCAGGACGTCGGAGGTGATCGGCGATCCCTTGGTGACGACCTGCACCCACCGGCCGCCGCCGCGGGCGGAGGCCTGCGGCTCGCCGATGAACCGGCCGTCGTCGTCGATCTGCCGGAAGCGGTCCTCCGGGGCGGTCTGCCCCAGCTCCCAGCCCTCGCCGCCGCTGTACTCCTGCGGCCGGACCGCCTGCATCGGCGGCTGCTCGGGCGTCTCGTCGGTGCTCTTGCTGCGTGCTGCCATGAGGTTGATCTCCCGTCTGCTCGTCGTGGTTGGGGGCGCCGGCCGTTACGGGGTCGGGTCGCCGAACGTGCCCTTCACGAAGGCGCGCGGGGTGTGCACTGCGACCTCCAGCCGCGCCTCGACGAGGAGCGTCAGGATGTTGCTGGTGAAGTTCGAGGCGTGGGAGTCGGTCATGAGGATCGTGATCCCCTGCCGCTCCCAGAGGGTGGCGCCCTCGCGGAACCCGCCGACGAGGAAGTTGTTCTGCGTCATGGCGGTGGTGGAGATGACGCGCATGCCCCAGATGCGGGCGGGCGCGACTTCCTGCACGTTGCTGACGACGCGGAAGCGGGCGGTGTCGTCCGTGTCCAGCTCGACGTTCTGCCAGTCGACCGGGTGGAGGATCACGCCGTCCGGGGTGCGCTCGGACAGTTCGACGAGCGTGCGCGCCTTGCGGAGGCGGATCAGGTTGGAGTCCGTCTCCTCGGCCGCGGCCGGGGAGTACACCTGCACGCCGGTCGCGGTCATGATGCCCTGGAGCTGGCTACCGCTGCCGTTGCCGTTCAGGACCTGCGCGTCGATCTTCTGCTCCAGGCCCGTGGTCAGTCGACCGCGGATGTACCCCATGAGCTGGCCGTCGTCGTCGGCGGCCTGCCGGGTGATGTTCAGCCAGTGAGCCACCGTCTTGGTGGTCGTCGACACCGTGTCGAACGTGATCGTCGACTCGGGCTTGACCGCGCCTTCCGCGACGACCGCCGCAGAGTTGGTGAACACCAGCTCGCGCACGTACTCGATGGCGCCGCCGCTGGTGGTCTGCCGGTCCAGCAGGTCAGCCACGCGGAACGTGCGCTCGGGCTCGCGCAGGACGCCCGGGACGCGGGTGGTGGTCTCCGGGTAGGTGGTCGTGGTGACGAGCGCGCGGGTGTCGAGGTCGGACGCCTCGACGCGGACCTGCCCGGACAGCTTGGAGCGGAACGCGGCGAGGCCATCGGCCTTGACGAACCGCTCGGCCATGTCGAGGACGGGCACGTGGCCGCCGCGCTGCTCGGGCTGCTCGCCCGGCCGCTCCTGCCGCTGCTGCGGCGTCTCGCCCTCCGGGGCCGGCGGGTTCACGGCGAGCAGCTGGCGGCGGGCCTCGGCGCGCGCGGCCTGCCGCTTCAGCTTCTCGGTGATGTCGGCGGCGCGGGCGAGGAGTTCGTCCTCGTCGCCGTCGAAGTCGGGGTCGGCGAGCTGCGCCTCGATCTCGGCGCGCTCTTCCAGCAGGGTCGGCATAGCAGCCCCCTCGGTCCGTGGACGGCTCGCAGCCGCCCAGTGGTCTGGGTGTCTGCGTCCGTCTGTCACGGCCGGTGGAACGCGCCCGGCATGCTCGCGGCTTTTACGTCCGGTGCGAGCGGCCCGGATGGAGGGAGAGTAGATCGATTCGGGGTGTGCGTGTGTGGGGGGTCTGCAATTCGCCTTGCCGACGGGCGCCTACCTGCGTCGTCGTCCGCCCCGCGTCCGGCGGGGCAGCGCGCGGTACGACCGGGCGCAGTGGGCCCACTGCCGCGCCCACGGCATCCGGTTGGCGAACGCCCACCGCCACTGGGCGCGGCTCTTGAACCGGCCGGCCATCAGTGGCCGCCGCCCGCTGCGGCCAGACCGAGAAGCGCCGCGGCCCGCGCCCGGCGGATCTGCTTGCGCTTCTCCTCCTGCCGGTAGGCGATCTCGGAGTCACGGCCATGCTCGCGGTCGTACTGCGCCAGCCGCTCGGCGAGCGTAGGCTCACCGGTCTCGGTGTAAAGCGCCCCGAGCGCGCTGCGCACCGTCTTCAGCTTGCTGCCCGGTACAGCGGCCATGCGTGCCGTGATCTGGCTGACCTCCACCAGCTTGGCCGACCGGATGTTGTCGAGGACGTCCCGCCGCTCCTCGTCAGTCATCTTGGCCAGCTTCTCCCACGCGGGCAGATCGGTGCGCACGAACCCGACGGACAGCTCCCGGGCGCTGCCGGACCGGGCCATGACGCGCGCGTCCCGCCCGGCGGTCGTGTCGTCATATCGGCCGTCGATGTGCAGGAGGTTGCTCTGTTCGTCGGCTCGGAAGGTGCCGATCGGGTCGTACGGACTGTGCATCCACAGGTAGGCGTAGCTGCCCTTGTCGATGCCCTTGCGGAAGACGCCGGGGTGGAAGGTGGTGCCGTAGCTGTCCTTCTTCCCGTACTGGCAGGCGACGCCTTCGAAGGTGCCGTCCTGGTCCTCATCGACGCGGAACTCGTGCGTCTCGAAGACGCGGAACTCCAGTTCCATCAGCTCTTCCTCCTCGTCCTACAGCGGCGGTTGCCGCAGTCGATCAGGCTCGGGTCCGCGTACTGGTCGGTGAAGCTGGCCGGGGGTGGTGAGACGGGCATGCCCAGCTCTCGTTCGAGCCGCGATGTGGTGGCGTAGGCGGCTCGGTCGTGTGTCTCGCAGCGGCCCGCGATGGCCGCGAGTAGGCGCTTCACCGCGTTGGCCTGTGCTCGGCGTAGGCCTCGGCGACCGCGTCCATCAGCTGGTGGTGCAGGGGGCACAGCTTGGGCGCGTACCGGTAGGTGGCCTTCCCGTTGTGCACCAGGTCGAGGACGTACACGAACCGGCCGCCCTGGAAGGACAGTTGCGCGGGCGGTTCCCCGTTCGTCAGCAGCACGGCCGCGCGGGTGCCGTCGTAAGGGCCGCGGCGCACCTCGTGCAGCGGCACGCCCGGCGGCCGGTACGCCCCGTTGTACTGCTCGGGCCCCGCGGCCTGGAGGACGCACGGCATCTCGCCGCTCATCAGCGTGAGCATGGTCAGGACTCCTCGAACTGGAAGGTGAGTGCGCACCGGCACTGGATGGACTGGTTGGCGGGGGCAGCGGGATCGCACGGCCAGCGGGACTCCGTGAGGGGGAACCGCTTGTTCATCGCCACGCTGGAGCCGCGCGCGGCCCGGTGCGTCGGCCGGGTGCGGGTGTCGTCCGTGCTGAGCCACGTCTTCCGTGTCGCGCCGGCGTCCAGCGCCGCCATGTGCGACGCCGCGTTGTACGCGCCGACCGTCTCCGTCCGGGCGATCATCGTCGCCCGGTAGCCAGACAGGTTCGTGAACACGGTCTGGATCCGCTCCCGCAGCTCCGGGATGGACTCGCCCTCGGCGACGCCGTGCGCGAGGAGCTGCGCCCGCAGCACCTGCTCCGTGGTGGCGGTCACCTGCCCGGACAGCTCGTCGACCCGGTCGTCCAGCGCGGCAGCCACCGCGGGCTCGTCGAGGTCGAAGCTGCCGGTGATGCTGGTGCCGCCGCGGCGCCATGCCCGCTCGACAAACGGCCGCAGCAGCTGCGCCGTGCGCCGCCGCCAGTACTTGCCATCGAACAGGTCACGGAGTGATATGCGCTCCTCCCACCCGTCCGGGCCCGCCGCGACGTCCATGTCCGTCATGCGGGCGGCCGGCACAACGTCGGGGTCCGGTGGGGCGAGGGCGAGGGTCTGCTCGCGGGCGAGGGCGCAGGCCTGCGCGCGGGTCTCCTCCAGCCACGCGGCCGAGCGCTCGGGCTTCTTCATCAGCCGGTCGAAGTCGCGCAGCACGCGCTCCCGCTGCTCCTTCGCGAGGGCTTGTACCGCGCGGCGGCCGGCGCCCTCCAGCTCGTCGTAGGCGGCGTTGATCTCGTCGATCGACGGCGACGACGGGGCGTCGTCCGCGCGCGTCAGCTCGGCGCGACGGGGCGTCGGTAGGGCGTCTGCCTGCGTCAACGCGGCGACGACGGCGGGCACGGCCTCGGCAACGGCCTGCCGCACGATCGCGTGCAGGTCCGGGCTGGGCGCGGCCGGGATGCGGGAGAAGTCCGCGTCCCACGACCGGGCCTCGTCACCGCTGGGGGCGCCCTGCACGGGGGCGAACTGCGCCCTGTACGGAGTGAGCGTGCGCTCGCCGATTCCGCCCGGCAGCGGGTCCCACCCGACCGCTGCGCGCGCCTCGTCGATCATCGCGATGTCCGCGTACACCAGGGCGCGCAGCCGGTTCGCCACCGAGTCCTGCGCCTCTTGCAGCGCCTCGACCCCCGACAGGTCGAACTCGGCCTCCTCGCCCTCGCTGGGCAGCAGCACGCGGTCGATTTCGGACGCGATGATCTCCAGCGCCGGGACGATCGTGTCCGACCACAGCGCGGTCTTGGACGCCGACCGGTTCTCGTACGTCACCCCGCCCATCAGCAGGTCACGCGGCACACCGAACGCGAGCATGACCTCCTCGGCGGACTGCACGCGGGTCTCCAGGTAGGAAACCTCCTCGGCAGTCAGGCCGAGCCGCACGTACTCGATGCCCTTGCCGGGCGAGCCGGGAGGGCTGGCCACGAGCAGATGCCGGCGCGCGTTGGCCGGGCCCTCCACCGTCGACCGGAACGACGCCTTGGCCTTGACGAACTCCTCAGGGGACATATCGCCGAGGTAGACCACACCGCCGGGCTGCGCCCCGTTTTCCAGCCCGGAGCGCTGCCACTCCCGCGCGAACGCGTCGACATCGACCGCGTGCCGCGCGGCCTTCCACGGGGCGACGGACAGCATCGGGTCGAACGGGTGCGGGAAGCGGAACCACAGCATTTCGTCCGGCAGGACCGGCACCCGCACACCGTCAGCCCGGTTGATGACGAAGCCGATCACGTCCGCTGGCCGAGGGTCGGTGGCCTCACGGCGGGCGACGTACACCTCGACAGGGTCGAACACCGGGTAGATGGCCTGCACGTCCGCGCTGGGGTCGAGGGAGTCACCGCGGTCGCAGAACGCGAACGCCTTCCCGGCCAACTGGAGCTGCTGGAGCCACACGGACTTCAGCGTCCGGGCTGAAGACAGCTGCGGGTTCGGCCGCTTGTTCAGCAGCTGCGCCACGGGGTGCTGCTCGATGACCGAGCCGTCCGGCCGGCGCACGGCGAGGTTCACGCTGGAGCCGTTGTCGGCGATCTGCGCGACGCACCGGTAGGCGACGGCGGAGTGCGTCCAGCCACGGGACTCGGCATCGAGTTCCAGGGTCATGCTGCGGGCGTAGTCGGCGGACGCGAAGGAGACAGGCCGCTGCTCGCGCACGGCATCGAGCGCCGACCTCTTCGTCAGTCCCGCCCATGCGTCTGCAAGGCGTCCCATCTGCGTCGTCTCCTATCCAGCCATGTTGCCCGCAGGGGCGAGCATGAGATCGGTGAGGGCCCACACGTACGCGTCGAGTCGGTCGGGTGAGGCGTCGCCCGGGACCCACGTGGTCAGCTGCTCCTCCAGCTCGGGCAGTGAGCCGACGATGTGCGCCGAGCCCTGCTCGGTGAGCGCGGCCACCGGCTCGGCCCGCGTGACCTTGCCGCGCGACGCCGTGACGGTGCGGTAGTTCACGGTCGGGTCGATCTGCCGCACGACGGTGCCGATCCACTCGCCGCCGTTGTTGACCTCGGCCACGATCGCGTCAGCCCGGTGCTCGTGGTACGCGCGGATCGCCCGCCGCGCGGCCTCCACCGGGGGCATCCGGCCGGACAGGTCATCGAGGGCGTACCCGTGCTGCCGAGCGAACCCGTTGCGGTCCGGGATGTACTGCTGGCCGAGCCCGGCCACGATGATGCCCATCTCGTCGGACTCGTCGTGTGAGGTGGCTGCGGGGTCGAGGGCGACGACGATGCGGGCGAGCGGGGGCGCGGCGCCGACCCGGGCGGTGTCGAGCCCGCCGCGGGACCACAGGGCGCCCTCGATGTCTTCCAGCAGGATGCCGTCCAGCTCCTGCGCGGCGATCCGGGTCCCGGCGTACTTCCGCATGAGGTGGTCGCGCTGGGCCTGGGGCAGGTGGATCGCGTCCCGGGTCCGGCCCCGGGTGACCGTGACGTCCGTCCGCTTGGTGAGCGCGATCAGCTCGGTGCGCGGCTTGGGCGTGGTCGACGCGATGTAGTGCGGGTTCGGGCCGATACGGAGGCCCATCTCGCTGTGGGTGATGGCCTCGCCGAGTCGGCGCTGCGCGGCCACCTCCTCCATCCACACGAGGCAGCGGTTACCGCCGGCGCGCAGGCGCTCGACGTCGTCGGGGGTGTGTGCGCCGAACAGCTTGGCCTCGGCCCCGTTGGGCCAGCGCGCGAAGGTGCCGCCGGCCGTGGTGCGCAGCACTACGCGCGGGTCGTGCGCGCGAAGCCCGCTCGGGCCGTTGACGCAGGCCTCGACGGCGTCTCCCTGGGTGGGGGCGATGATGGCCATGCGGTGGCCGCCGCGCAGCCGCGGGTCGCACGGGGGCCCGTTGACGTGCTCGACCATGTACCGCGCGCACCCGTCCGTCTTGCCGGTGCCACGGCCGCCGAGCTGGAGCCACCATCCCAGCGTCTCGATCTGCGACGGAGGCACCTGCCACGGGTACGGCTTCCACTTCCCCCATCGCTTCTGCCACAGCCGGTCGGCCAACTCCTGCTCCAGCAGCTCCAGCTCGGCCGGGGATAGTCCGGCGAGACGCGCGTCAAGGTCGACGGGGCCGGTCATGCGTCGTCCAGTGCGGCCAGCTCGTCGGCGATGTTCTTGATGCGGTCGCGCATCTCGTCGGTGACAGTCACGTTCGCCTTCACCGGGGCGTACAGGCCGAGCAACTTGGCCTGGTGGTCGAACAGCTTGACGAGTGCCTCGCTCGCCCGGACATCGCCCTTCATCACCTTGGGCATGAGGCTGTCGATGGCGATACTCAGGTTGGCCAGCTGCTCGCCGAGGTACTCCCCGTGCGCCTCGGCGGCCTGCGCGGCGAGGTCGGCCACGCCCCTCTTCCACGCCTTGTAGACGTTCTTGACGTCGCAGTCGAGGCGTTCGGCGATCTGCCGGAAGTGCAGCCGCTCTTGGGTGCGCAGGCGTACGACCTCGTGCTGTCGCACGAGGCCGAGATCGTGGTTCGCGTTCCGCCGCGGCACTGCACCTCCCTGATGGGAAGGTACGGAAAATCGGGCGGCCAGGATCTTGGGGTCTGCAATTCGCGGACGCGGGAGGGCCCCGCTCGCGGCGTACGCGGCGGGGCCCGGGTGGAGCGGCGGTCAGGAAGCGGCAGCGCGCGCCCTCATGGCCTCAGCGATCCTCGCTGCGGACGGCGACGCCTGAGCGAGGAGGGCGGGCGCGTTGGCGACCAGCTGCACCATCGCGTCGTGCACGGGGCGCAGCGCGCGGCCTGCCGCTTCCACGGCGGTCCGGGCGTCCTGCGCCATCCGCTGCTGAAGCTGGGACAGCGGGGGCGCTGGGTGGTGGCGGTCGAGCTGGCTCAGGGCCCGCTCTCGGTCAGGGAAGCGGCGGTAGCTCATGACTCAGTCTCTCGTGTCTCGGGCTCGCGTGTCAGCAGGCGTCGTACTTCCAAGCGCCGCCCTCGCGAGTCCAGGGCTGCGCCTGCTGGTCGAACTTGGGCAGACCCTCGACCTTGTATGTGACGCGGGCGAGGTCGCCGGACACCTGCGTCTTCACGTCGGTCGCCGGGTGGTCCGGCCCGTAGTCCTTCGCGGCCTCCTTCAGCAGCGAACCGAACACGATCTCGTCCATCTGCCCCTGGCAGCGCTTCGACAGCAGCCCGTACGCGGTGTCCGTGTCGGCGGCGAAGTAGGCGCTGGTGTACTGCTGGACGGCTTGCTCCAGGCCGTCGTCCTCGGCCGGCGTCTCCGTCGGGTCCGGGGCCGACGGCGTCTCGCTGGGCTGGCTGGTGGTGGCCGGGGCGGTGGGGCTGCTGCTGGGCGCGGCGTCGGTGTCGTCGTCGCTGGACGAGGAACAGGCGGTGAGGGCGGCGAGCAGCAGGGCGGTGGTGGTGATGGTGGCGCGGGTGCGCATGTGTCCCCCCAAGGACGTGCGGTGTGTGGGGGCATGGTGGCACAGGGGGCATGGGTCGGGCCCCGCCTCGGGGGGATTTCGGCGGGGCCCGGGTTCAGTGTGCCGGTGGGGTGTGACAGCGGTTGGTCAGTCCTGGGGGTGGCCGCAGTCCTTGACCCACCAGCCGCACACCTTGCAGTAGTCGTAGACGGCGGCGAGGAAGCGTTCGATCATCGCTCGGTCACCTCCTCGACGGTGTGGTGCCGGTGGGTCTCGGCAAGGTCGTAGATGACCAGTCCGCCATCGGTGCGCTCAATGCGCACACCCTGTTGGTTGGTTGGTTGTCCCTGGTCAACGGGCCCAACAGGGGTCGCGGGAAAGGGCTGGGGGAGGGGCGGGATGTCGTCCCGGTGTACGCCCACGCCCGTGTCGTCGCCGTTGCGGACGGCCCGGCGGACGCGGATGCCGTGGGACTCCAGCACGGCGCGCGCAGTCTCCTTAGACGTGCCGGTCTCGGCGGCGAGGTCGGCGATGAACACGTGCGGCCTCGCGAGCCGGTGAAGCGTCTCGGCGATCGTCTCGCGCTGCTCGGCGTCCGGCGCCGCGGTGTCGTCCTCCCCCGGCTCGGTGCCGCGACGCCGGGCGAGCCAGCCGCGCGCCGCCTGCCAGCCGAGGGTGCCGAGGACACCGACGATGACGTACGCCACCTCGGGCAGCGCGGCGACGATCCCCCACATGGCGAGCAGCAGCACCCCGGCGAGGATGGTGCGCGCCGCGCGCTCGCTCATCCCGCCGGCCTCCCTCGGCTCCCCCGGCTCGGCGGTCTGCTCCTGCGGCTCGGCTTCCGTGGCGCTCATCAGAACACCGCCGTGAAGCCCGCGCCGGCGAGGTTGACGCCGGATCCGAGGGGGACCGCGGCGAGCCCGGCCACGTTGCCGGACAGGGCGATCAGGATCCCGGCGAGCGCGCCCATAAGGATCTTGGTTTTGGACTGCTTCGGGCCCCACTTCAGCAGGCAGATCACGACGACCGTGAGCAGGAAGACAACGACGTATCCACCGTCGGTCAGGGCGAGCTGGTGGGCGCGGGTGACGTCTGGGGCGTTGCCGCCGACGCCCCAGACCAGGGCCGTGTATCCGGCGACGTTGCCCGCCCAGAGGGCGACCCAGGTGGTGATGCCGAGGGCGGACCAGGAGCCGAGGGCGGCGAGGGCGGCCAGCATCCCGTAGAGCAGGGACAGGATGAAGGGGACGAGGGCGCCGAGACGGCGCTTCTCCCTCATGACCCAGCGCATTCCGAAGGCGATGATGATCGCGACGCCGAAGGCGACGCCACCGAGGTTGATGGCCATGTAAGGCATGGGATGGTCCTTCAGCGGAGGACGGCGACGCCGAGCGCCGCGAGGGTGAGGATGAACGCGCAGGTGCCGCTCACGGGCGGGACGGTGCGCCAGTCGACGAGGGCCAGACCGCAGAGTCCGGCGACGGCCGCGAGCGTGAAGAACACGGCGAGCACGGGTCAGCCCGCGCGGTGCAGGGGCGACGGCCGGGCGGGCAGCGTGGCCAGCTCGGGCTCGTGCTTCTCGATCTCGGCGCGCAGCACGCCGCGCAGCGTGGACGCGGACGGTGCGGTGAGGTTCGCGGCCTCCAGCGCCTCGCGCATCTCGCCGGTGGTGGGCCGGAACCCCTCGTCGTACAGGGGCCGGATGATGGCGCACCGCGGGTCGCTGTACCGGATCGCCGGTCGCTCCGGTCGCTGCTCCTCGGCCGCGGGCTCCTCGGGCTCCTCGGCGGCCGGGAGGGCGGGGGCCTGCTCGGGCATCGGCGGGACCGGTGCGGCCGGGGGCTGCTCGGCCCGCTCGACGGTCACCGCGGGCGCGGCGGGGGCGGGCGCTTCCTCGACCCGCGGCACGGGCGTGGCCGCGAGGTGCAGCAGGTGCGCGAGGACGGCCGGCGGCACCATCGACGTGACCGCGATCAGCCACGCCTGGTTGTGGTCCATGTGGCCGGTCTGCACGAGGTGCGCGACGACCTGGGCGGCGAGGGCGAGGACGATGGCGAACCCGGCGCCGATGGTGGCCGAGGCCCGGCCGCGGGCGCCCTTGGGCCGGGTGGCGGCGACGACCGCGGCGATACCGGCGTAGGCCGAGAGGGAGAACGGCATGCCGTACGCCCACGGGTCGGTCCAGCCGGCGAACTTGGCGACGTGGTACTCGCCGGGCATCGACATGATGAGCGTGGCGGCGAGGACGGCGGGGCGGCCGGCGGTGGTGGCGAGTCTGGCGTACCAGGGTCCCGTTGGGGGCGTGGATGTGCGAGGCTTCTTCAAGCCCATGGAGGTCACTCTCCGGTGGTCAGAGCCTCGGCCGGTGTTCCCGCACCGCCGGGGCTCGCTTCAGTTGTGGGGCGTCGTCGGGCGTCGTCGGCCCGTCGTGACGCGGTGTCGGCTACCCGACACGGTGAAGGCTACCCGACACGGGCCCGGGTGTGCAGACCTACGCTCCAGCGGGGAGGTGCGGGGTATGGCCGAGGAGAGGGACGAGGCGCGCGAGGCGGCCGACGAGGTGCTGGCGGCGGTGCGTGCTGCGCTGCGCGGGCTGGAGGCGATCCCGGACGCGGCGGTCCGGGCGCGGGCGGCAGGCTTGGTGCTGCGGGAGTGGCCGGCGGAACGCGGGCTGGCATCGGAGATCCGGCGGGAGGCGGTGGACACGCTGCACCGTGGGGGGATGGACTTCCCGGAGATCGGTGAGGCGATCGGGACGGACCGGTCGCGGGCGTGGCGGATCTGGAAGGGGATGTAGCCATGGAGTGGGGGGACGCGCCCGGGTGGTTCGCGCTGCTGTTCTCGGCTGGCGCGCTGTGGGTGAGCCTGAAGGCGCAGAAGGATGGGAAGCGGGCGGCTGACGTCGCCGAGGCCACGCTTGCCCGGCAGATCGCGGCGGAAGAGGAAGCAGCCCGCCCGCGGGTTGACCTGCATCTGGAGCATGAGGAGAAGGACGCCTACCGGTTGCGCAACGACGGGGCAGCGCCAGCACGCAACATCGTCTTCAAGGATCAGGAACTGCCGTACGTCTTCGGGCTGAAGGGTGGCGAAGAGGTCTCGCTGGAGCAGGGTGAGGCGGTGGCCTTCCTGATGGCGGGGTCAATTCCTCCGCAGCTGTTCGCTCGTTGGGAGGGGCAAGACGAGTGGGTGCCGGTGCGGATTCCGCCGAAGCGGTAGGCGTGACGACGCCCCGTCACCGGTCGTCGTCGGGCGGGGTGACGGGGCGTCTGGCCTGCGTCGTCAGTCGTCGGCGGCGGGCGGCTGCTTGTCCATCCAGCGGGGCCGCATGACCTCGGTCGCGTCGTAGTCGCCGCTGTCGGTGCGGTGGCTGACGATGATCCGGACGTCGTCGGTGTCCTCGCCGCGGGCCCGCAGGTCGGCCAAGATGCGCTGCTTGTACTCGTCCAGCTTCTGCGCCTGGTGGACGATGCGTTCCACGTCTTCGGGGGTGGGCTCCTGCATGATCACGTCTCCTTCATGGCGTCGAGGGCGGCGCGGGCCTGCTCGGTGGCGGCCTGTGCGCGGCGGGCGGACTCCTCGGCCTGCCGACGGTACCGGGCGGTGCTGCGGGCGCACCAGAGGGCGCCGAGGGCGCAGAGGGCGGTGAGGATGAGCGGGATCACGGTGCCTCCGTGGTGGTCTGGTCGGTGCCGTCGAGGGCGGCGAGCACGCGGACGATGGCGGTGCGCATGCCGTCGTCCTCGGCCCCGTGCATGTCCCGCTCGATGGCGGCGCACGCGGCGCGCACGCGCTTGATGGCGGCCTGCGCCTGCTCCAGCTCGGCGTACATCACCTGGACGTGCCGCTTGTTTCCGGCGGCGACGGCGCGCGCGGTGTCGGCCTCGTGCATCTCGGTCTCGACGTGGTGCCGCAGGGTGCGCGCCTCATGCTCGGTGAGGGCGCGTCCGCGCTGCACGCGGGTGAGGAGCACGAGCAGGGGTTCGCGGCGGGCCCAGCGCAGCGCCTGGTCCTCGTCGGCGGCCGGGGCACGGCGGGCGTCCTCGACCTCACGGCGCAGGGCCGCTGCCATCCGCACCCGCCGCTGCTCGGGCGTCTCCGGGGGGAGGCCAGCCTTGATCGCGGCTGCCTCAGCTTCCATCTGACGGAAGACGGTCATCGTGTGGTCGTCGGCGGTCGGGGCCGGGCGCATGTCGGCGGGGTAGACGGTGCAGCTGCCGCAGTGGCCGCCGATGACCGGGGCGTGCGGGTGCTGCTCGCAGGGCCCGCCGAGGTCCGGGCGCGGGTCGGTGCAGGGGGTGTCCGAGCCGGGGCTGTGGATCCAGTGCGGTGGGTCGCCGCGCAGTTCGATGGGGTCGCCGCAGGCGCAGCGGGGCGTCGTCGGCAGGGCGTCGCCGAAGGCGGCGGTGGGCGTCTGGTGGGCGTCGGCGAGGCGTCGGACCTGCGTCGTCAGGGCGTCGAGGGCGCGGACGACGGCGCGCGCGTCGGGGCTGGGCTGGCTCACCGCTGCACCTCCGCCCCGCGCCGGGTCGGCTCGCTGGCGTCCAGCAGCGCGATCGCGTGCAGCAGCAGGGCACGGCACAGGACGCGCTCGCGGGGGTCGGCGACGGGCACGCGGTCGATGTGGATGCTCTCCTGCGTCCCGTCGTCGTTGAGCGTGCTGGTGTAGGTCAGAACGGGGCCTGTCGGGTACGGGGCGGTCATGTGGTCTGGTCCTTCCGGGTGCAGTGGGTGGGGTCGTGCTCGGCGCCCGCGGACGTCCACCAGCGCTCGCAGCAGGCGGCGGCGAGGGCGACGGCGACCACGCCGTCGATGGCGGGGCGGCGGTCGTGGGGGCGGGCGGTGGCTTCGGCGGTGGTGGCGGTGGTGCGGGCGTGGGCGCGGTAGCCGAGGATCCAGCCGGCGGGTGCGGCGAGGAGCGCGGTGAAGGCGACGGTGGCGGCGAGGGCTGCGGTCACAGGTAGTTCCCGGTGAGCGGGATGGTCTCCAGGTCGCGGTACTCGATGCGGCGGCGCTGGCCGTACAGGTCGGGGTTGAGGGGGCGGTGGGTGCAGCGGCAGGTGCCGGTGCGGGGGAGGAAGTGGCCGCGGGGGCAGCGCGGGCGGACGGTCACGGCTGCGCCTCGGCGCCCGGCTTCGTGGTGATGTGCAGCCGCTGCAGCAGGTACCGGGCGGCTTGGCGGTACTGCTTCTGGCCGGACTCGGCGAGGGTGTCGTAGGTGGGGTAGTCGCCGTGGTTGATCTCGACGTCTGCGGCGCTGAGCATGCGGGCGAGGGCGTCGACGGTCGGCTGCTCGGCGGGCTGCGCCTCGTTGGCCATGCGGCGCAGCCCCGTCACCACGTCACGGACCGCCTCGTACTGGATGCGGGACTCGTGGTCGATGGAGCCGTGCTCGGCGAGTTCGTAGGCCTCGTTCTGGTCCATGAGCGTGGCGTACTTGTCCGCGGCTTCCCGCAGCACGGCGGCCTGGTCGACGGACGGCGGCAGCACGGCCAGCACCGCGTCGGCGCGGCTGTAGGCGTTGGCGCGGACGGAGTCCAGGATGCCGGTCTCGGGGTCGGGGTCCTGGCCGCGGTACGTCCACCGGATGAGCGCCTCGGCGATGCGGTCGCGGAGCGCGGCCCGGTCGGCGAGGTACGCCTTGAAGGTCTCGACGGCCCGGCGGTCGCCGTCGGTGAGTTGGGCGCGGGGGTCGTTGCCGCAGCGGGGTCGGGGCATGGCGTGTCTCCGTTCGGTGGTGGTGGGTTAGCTGGCGATGGGGAGGCGCTGTGTGCCCGTCTGAGCGCCCGGCAGCGCCCCGGTGGCCTTCCGGGCGCCCCCCTCGGCACACGCCCGCTCAGCGGCCTCACGCTCCCGATCCCGCCGCTCCTGCGACTGACGAGCACACGCCCGCTTGCACGGCACACACGCGTCCTCACCGAGACGGCGGTGCATCCAGTAGCCGCGGATCGTTCCGCCGGCCTTGTGCGCCTCGGCCAGGATCTGGCGCCGGTTGGCCTCCAGTGCCTCGTCGTGCGCCGCCTGGCACCTCGGGCAGACGGGCTCCTTGCGCCGCTTGTGGCTCTGGTAGCCGCGTTCGGTGCCGCAGCCGATGGCTCGCGCCTCGAAGTCGACGCCGCCCCACACGCCGGCCTTCTCACCGGAGTTGAGGGCGTAGCGCATGCAGTCGAGCAGCAGGGGGCAGCGGTGGCATTCGCGGGCGGCGCTGGCGCGTTCGACGGCGTTGGGGCTGAACCAGCGGTCGGGGTCGGTGCGGCAGGGCAGGCCCGAGGTGGTGGCGGTGAGGTCGGCGAGGGTGGTCATGTGCGCTCCCCGGGGGTTGGTCGTGGGGCAGTTGGTCGGCGTGCTGGTCAGGCGGTGGTGGCCTGTGCTGCGCGCCAGGCGTCGAGCACGGTCTTCGGGACTCGGCCGCGGTCGGGGCAGGCGTGGCCGTTGGCCTTGGCCCATGCGCGGACTTCGGCGGCGGGGTAGTCGAGTGGCTTGCGGGTCTTCTTGGGCTTCGACGGGGCGAGTTCGGCTTCGCGGGCCTGGATCTCGGCGAGGCGTCGCTCCAGCTGCTCGCGCTCATCAGCGATTGCGGCCAGTTCCTGGTCTGCGGCGTGGCGGCGGCGCAGGCCGGTCAGGGCGACGCGGGCGCGGGTGGCCTGGTCGCGGATGTCCGGGTCGGGGTGCTCGTCGCCCCACTTGAGGAGCTGGCCGACCGGGATTGGTGCGGGCTCGGGGGTGGGGACGGCCTTCAGCTGGATGTTGACGGCCGGCGGTTCGGTGATCGGCTGGGCCATGGTGGGGCCTTCCTGTGGGTCGGGGAGGTGTAGGCGGTTGTGGCGGGCGGCTTCGGGTCCGCCCTGGGTGTCGATCTCGTCGAGGAGGCGGCGGAAGGCGGCGATGGTCATGCGGGTCGCCTCTCCGGGTTGGTGGTGGCGAGGTATCGCTCGCAGCCGTGGCAGAGGTCGCGGCCGGGGCGGATGAGGGGGATGTCGCATTCGCGGCAGCGGCCGGCGGTGGCGGGGGGTGGCGGTCCGGCGTTGGGGCGCTCGGGGTGGGGGTGTTCCTGGTGATCGATCTGCTCACCGGTGGGCCCATCTACCTGAGGTTGAGGAACCACCTCAGCCCCGTCATGGGAAATCCATGGGAACCCCCCTGGGTTGTTCGGGGCGCTGTCCCCCGAACCGGTCGGGGGACTGTCCCCCGAACTCATACGGGGCGCTGTCCCCCGAACTTCTTCAGCCGTACCGCCGGTAAGTTCGGGGGACTGTCCCCTGTTCTGGTTCGGGGCGCTGTCCCCCGAACTTCCCCCCTGCTGATCCCACGCCGGGGACCGCTTCCGGGCGGTCGACCGGAGGTGGTCCTCGGCGGCCTGCCAGTCCGGGAACGGGTGCACGACGATCACGTACCGGGCCGCCCGGCCGCGCTTGCGCTCGCCGAGCACCTGGACAACGCCGGCGAGCCGCGCGGCCTCCAGGTAGCGGCGGGCTTCCTTCTCGTCGCAGCAGGCGGCCTTGGCGATGTCCTGGATGCGGATGGGCTTGCGGTCGGAGGAGAACGCGATCTCTCCGGTGGCGTTGGCGAGGTTGCGCAGCTGGCAGAGGAGCAGGGGCAGGGTGGACCGTCGCAGGTAGGTGGACATCTGGCGGGTCCACTTCCACGACAGGGCGTTGCCGTAGGCGTTCGGCACGCCGCCGCTGGTGCGGCTGTCCTGCTCGTCCATGCTCACGCGGGGGTCTCTCTCGTGCGGGGTGGTGAACCGTTCCGGCGGGGCCGGTGGGGGCCCGGGACGGCGTCCTGCGGGGCCGTCCCGGGCGGCGGGGCTACGGCTGCGAGCGGGCGTGCTCCAGAGCGCCGTTCGCGAGGCTGGCGGCGGTGGCGAGGAGCGCGGCGACCGAGGACACGTAGTCGTCGCTGCTGGACTCCAGGGCCGCGCGGAACAGGGCGAGCGCGCCGTCCCGGTCGTCGTTGGCGTAGGCGACGATGAACCGGATGGCGAACGTCTCGGCGGGGTCAGCGACCGTGCCGGGCAGCTGCTCCAGCGCCCACATGTCGCCGCGGGCGGGGTTCGGGGCCTTGTCCCCGTAGAACTTGATCAGGGCGGCCTTGCCGATCTCGGCGTAGGCGCAGCAGGAGCCGTACACGTCGCGCCAGGTGCCGTTCTGGCCGATCTCGACCATGGCGTTGGTGGCGCCGTCGGCGTCCTTCGCGAGGGCGCAGCCGATGGCTTTCATGGTCAGTTCGTAGAGCCAGTCATGATCCATCAGAGGTTCCGTTCTGGTGGTGGTCGTCCGCGTCCTGGACGGCGCGGTAGGTGTAGAGGGAGCCGGGCCCCGGAGCCGGTGCGGGCAGTCCCTTGACGGACCACGGCGAGTGCCGATCGCACCGCCAGCCGGTGACGTAGAAGCGCACCTGGCCGTCGTGGTCGTTGCGGGGGACGTCACACGGTGCTGGGGCCCGGCCGGTCACGGTGTGGGCCCGTGTTTGGGCCGGGGCCCGGCCGCCGTGGTCGCGGCCGGACGCTCCGGGTCGAACAAGGTCGGCGCGGTCACTGGGCCCGCCCCTTCCGCGTGAACGTGTTGCACGTCCAGCAGCGGCGGCCGTAGCGCCCGTAGGCGTGCAGCCGGTACGTGTCCTCGGCCGGGCAGTAGCCCCAGTCGGTGACCTCGCCCGGGTGGGTGGTGGCCGGGGTGAAGTACCAGCGGGACAGCAGGGCGCCGGAGGCCAGCGAGAGGACGAGGACGAGGGCGCCGAGGGCGATCTCCCACTCGGTCACGACGTCACCCCCGGTCCGGGCTGACGCGCAGCGACGCGCTCGTTGTAGTGGCGCAGGCCGAGTGCGTCGAGGGTTTCCTCGTCGCCGTTCTCGTTCTGCACCAGCACGTGCAGCATCCCGGCGCTGCGAAGCTCGTAGCTGATCTGCTCCAGGCGCCCGGGGGACGTCTGCGGGTTGACGATCTCGTCGCGGTAGTCGTTCGCCGACCGCTGCGGGGCCTCGCCCCGCTCGACGTGAGCCGTCTCGGGCTCGGGGTCGCCCGTCGGGATCATGCCGGTGTTGAACAGCAGCGCCCGCAGCGCGAGGGACTGCGCCTTCGCGGTGCCCTTGTCGCCCGAGTCGAGGGATTCGCCGGCCGACTTCAGCAGCGGCAGGCTGTCGCCCTTGGGGCCGACGATCTGCCACGTCACCACGACGGTGCACTCCCGCATCGGGTTACCTCGGCTGGACTTGGTGTCGCGGTAGGACGTCTGCATGTCGACGGCCATCACGTTGATGCCGTGGCGCAGCGTGGCCGGGCCGAACGCGTTGAGGGCGGACTCGATACCGCGGAAGTGGTACTTCAGCTTGCCGTTCTCAACGTGCCGGTCGCTCTTGGCAACGGCCCGCACGTCGGTACGGACCCGCAGCCACGCGATGTGCACCGGCACCATGTCGGGGGTGGGGTAGTCCTCGCGGGCCTCGAAGTCGTAGGCGGGCAGCGGCTCGCTCGCGGCCGGGGCGGTGAAGTCGGCGGTGGGGTGGACCACCGGGGCCGTGCCGCTGGCGTGCTGCTCGGCGCGCTCGGTCAGGGACGTCATGCGGTGAACTCCTCGCGCACGTACTTGGGGATGGCGATGCGGTCGTGCGCGACGTCGGTCACGCAGGCTCGGTACGCCTCGGGGAACTCCTCGGCGAGACGCGCGAGATCGGGCGTCTTTCGGAACGACTGCTCGATGGAGAAGAAGGGCCGCTCCTGCCGGACGGCGGCCTGTGCCGGGCCGAGGACGCCGAGGAGCTTCGCCTTCGCGGCCTTCTTCCGGCGCTTGCCCTCAGCCTCCAGGGCGGCGGCCTCCATGTACTCGGTCATCGCGTCGACCGCGTCCAAGTCGCGGTCGACGACGACGGCGCCCTCACGGTCGGGGTGCAGCCGGTCGTACAGGTCGATCAGGGCGTCCGGCGGTTCCTCGCCGGTCACGGCCGGCGGGCGGCCGGGGACGATGTGGTCGTGCCACAGGCGGGACGCCTCGGCGTGCAGGTAGGCGACCAGCTTCAGGTGTTCCTCGCGGCGCACGGTGTACTGCCGGTAGTCCTGTCCGCCGATCAGGCACACGACGTGGATGTGGTCGAGGCCGGTCACGAGGATCTGCCACAGCACCTGTGCGAGGACGTCATCGGGCGGGCCCTGCCGCCAGAGGTTCGCAACGAACGCGTTGCGGGTCTTGACCTCCAGCGCGCACACGGACCGCCGGGACCGATCGAGGGGGCACTCGGTGCACAGCCGGTCGAGGGTGCACATCGCCCAGGGCTCGTCCACGTTGGCGAGCAGGCCGATGGGCTCGACCACGGTGCGGTTGCGGCGGGCCCAGTCGCGGGCGAGGGGTTCCTCGAACAGCACGCCGAAGTGGGCGGCGTCGCTGAACTCGTCGTCGTGCGGCAGTCGGCCGAGCTTGTCGTGGAAGACGTGCAGCGGCGTCTTGAAGCCGGACAGGTTCATCACGGCGGGCAGGTCGCTGGAGCCGATCCCGCGGCGCCGGGCGTCGAGCCAGACGTCACGCGGAGCGGTGTGCGGGAGGACGAGTCGGCCGGTGGGGACCGGGCCGGCGGCCGAGGCGTGAGCCCCGGCCTGCACGGTGGTCGTCATCGGGCGCCACCCCCGGCGGCGTTGATCCACTGCTGGACGTCGATGCTGCGTCCGGCGCCCTGGGGGGCGATCAGCGCGGTCGCGGCGGCGAGCGCGGCGGTCGCGTGGGCGGTGGCCAGCTGCGCCGCGACGAGCGCGGCGGCCTGGTCGTCCATGCCCTTGGCCTGCCGGGACAGGCGCTCGAACTCTCGGTAGTGCTCGGGGCCGGTCATGAGCAGCCGTCCTTCCTGGTCTTGAGGATGTAGTGGCGGTTGTCGGGCTCGTCGACGAGCACCAGGTGTCCGGCCCTGTTCAGCGCCGCGAGGTCACGCCGGGCGGTGCCGCGCTGGACGACACCGGGGTCGGTCAGCGCGTACAGGTGCAGGACCCGGCGGGTCGTCCACTCGCCGCCGTGCGTGCGCATCGCGTCGAGGAGCCGGACCTGCCGGTCGGTGAGCCCGTGGGCGGCGGGGGCCTCGCGGCTGCTCTGCTCACGCGCCGCGTACGCGGCCCCCTCGTCGGCGGCGTGCTGCCACAGCAGCCGCCGTACCTCGGGCAGCGTGTTCTCCTCGCGCACCACGGTGCGGAGGGTGCGGACCAGGCCGCGCAGCATCGCCAGCTCGCCGGGGAACCGCTCGCCCTGCTCGGGCCTCGGGGAGCGGGCGGCGAGGGCGCAATCGATGTGCTCCCACCGGCCCCGCTCGTCGTAGTCGCAGTGGTTGCCGTCGCATCCGAGGGGGCGCGGGGTCATCGCTCGGCCCCCTTCACGACGACGGCGCAGCCGAGGACCCACAGGCAGAGGAAGGCCAGTTCGAGCCACAGGACGATCACGAGACACCGCCCGTCTCGCCGGGCTCGGCCAGCGTGGGGCAGCCGTCTGCGTGCCGGTCGAATCGCCTCGGACAGCCGCACGGGTGGCACGGGTCCTCGGCAAGCAGGGTGTAGGTCGTCGTCGCGCTGACTACGCGCCACTTCACGGCGGGCTTGGCCTTCCGGTGCTCCGCCAGCAGGTCCTCGGCTGCCTCACGGCTGTCCGTGCGCAGGCCAGTTCCCCACCAGCACCCGGACTCCAGGACCTCCAGCTGCCACGAAGTGACCGAGGGGTGCACCTCGGTGGCCTGGGCCTGCTCGGTGAGCGTGTACCGGATCGGGTCCTCGTCCGCCGGCCGCTCGTACTCGGCGAGCCGGGCCCGCAGTTGGCGGCGGCCACGCTGCGCCGACTTCCACGCCAGCCGCAACCGAGCGTTCTCCTGCTCTTCCTCCCAGCGGGCGAGGCAGGCGCCGGTGATGTCGTTCCGCAGCTGCTCGCGCTCGGCAGCGGTCTCCGGAGACTGGAGCAGCTGCGCCGACTCCAGCGCCTCCGCGAGGACCATCGGGTTCGACGAGTGGTTACGCATCGCGCGAGCGATCACGTCCGCCGCACGGAACACCTGGGGCGCCGTCATGCCGCCACCGCCGCACGGATCCAGTCCTGCACCTGCTCACCCATCGGCACCGGCACGGACACCCGCACCGCCACCGACGAGCCATCCCCGCGCGGCGGGGTCGACGTCAGCAGCGTCCACAGCTCCAGGCCATCGGCGGCCGAACTGCGGTGGATCCGCCCGCCCCGCTCGCGCAGCCACTCGCCGAGGTCGTCCAGGTCCGCGACCGCAACGAACACGGCGTCGGGCCGGGCGATCAGCGTCGGCGCGGGCAGCGGCAGGTAGTCGAGCATCGACTCGACGGCGAGCCGGTTGTCACTGGCCTGCCCGTACCGCTGGGCGAGTTCGCTCAGCGGGCGGACGGTAAGGTCTTGGGCCATCGGGGCCTCTCTTTCGGATCTTGTAGGGGCGCCGGTCGGGGGTCGCTCGGGCCTGCAAGCGGAGCGGCCCTTCGGCGCGTTCAGGGGTGGGTCAGGCGGCGGGTGCCGTGCGGGCCTGCGCCAGTTCCGCCTGCACGCGGTTCGCCTTCGCCTTCTGGGCCATCTCCCGCTTGATGCGGCGGGCCTGCGCGGACTTCAGCGCCAGCGCCTGGTAGTGCGCCTTCTTCAGCGACGCCGCGATGCCGGCCAGCTCGGCCTCGGTCGCGCCCGGGTTCTGCTTGCGCGCCATATCGAGGAACCGGGTGTGGTGGCTAGCGCGCCGGGCGGCGGCGGTGCGGCTCGACCTGTCCGGGGTCTTCGCCCAGCTGATGTGCGCCGCGAGCCGAAGCTGCATCGTGCGCTCGCTCGTGTTCACGGAGGGTCCCTTCCTTGTCGGGAGCGCCCACGCCCGTGGGCGTGGGCATTGGGTCGGGAAAGAGGCGGTGGCGCTGTATGTCGACAACTCGGCATATGCGCTCGGCAACCTCCGTTGTGACCGAAGGTCGCTCACCGCTCAGCAGTGCGTGAATCTTGCTCTTGGAGACACCGACGGCTTCGGCGAGGGCTCGTATGTCGAGTGAGCCGCCGTCGGGCGCCCGGCGCATCAGTCCGCGCAGCAGGTCGCTGTCGGTCAGATGAAGCCGGTCATCGGTCATGGTGCGCCTCCGTTTGCTGCCCACGATCGTGGACAGCTCCAGTAGAGCACACCGCTTAAGCGATGTCCACGATCGTGGGCAGGTCAGTAGGGGGTCAAAAATCGGACGTAACCGCAGCCCGGGGTCCCATGCCTGCCCGTGATCGTGGACAATGTCACGCAGGCAAAAAAGGTTGTACGCCCTGACCTGCAATTTCGCGACCACATCCGGCTGAGGGTGTGGACTAGAGCGCCTGGAGAGGCGGAGGGATGCCACAGCAGCGAGACGCACTGACCGAACTCGTGAAGGCGCATGTAGGCGCAGGACGCCGCATGTCCACGCGGGAGTTCGCTGCCGTAGCTGTGGACCCGGAAAGCGGCTGGGCGCCGAGCAAGAGCCTTGTTGCAAAGATCATCGCGGGTCAGGGGTACGACGTCACCCCTCAGCTCGTATCCGCCATCTCCGTCGGCCTCGGTCTGGACCGCGAGATCGTCGCCGCCGCAGCGCACCTTCAGGTGATCGGATACACCGACGCAGAACTGTCTGGCGGCGCGCCGGCGAACCTGATCCGCACTCTCGACGCCGAGACAGAGGCGACCGAGAAGGCACGCTTGGTCGCCGAGCGGTGGGAGCGAGAGGACTAGTTGTCACCCGATCGGGTGATTGGGTGTTTAGCCTGCGGGTATCTGGTGATCCGGTAGCTCGCTGTTGCCGTTGGTATGCCCTGTGCATTCGGCCCTGTGCGTCATACAGTGATCAGGCCTCGCGCGTATCGAACGTACGCACGATTTCGGCTGCCCGGAATCGTGCGTACGGGGAAAGGGGGTCTGGTGACAGTTGTGCGGGTGGAACAGGTCGAACTCGACCGCGGCACTCCTGTGATGTACCGCGACTTTGGGAACGTCGTCCGACTCGCCCACGACCCTCAGCAGATACACGAGACCGCGGCACTTGCGCTCCTGTGCATCCGGATGCCGCGGCTCGTAGGGAACATGCAGGTGCAGCACGTGCGGCCCGCCCGGTAACCCCCCACCCGAGCCGCATGGATACGCCCCGGACACCGGTTCGCCGACACGAACCGGAGCCGGGGCGCACTACCGCTCAGCCCAGCCGATCAGCCGGTGACAGCCGGGCATGTGCCGACCGAGCCCGCTCGGCGCCGGCCGACGCCGCGTAGCGCGACAGCATCTGACGCGACCGCCAGCCGGTGATGCGCATCAGGTCGTCCTCGTTCCCGCCGTTCACCTTCCACAGGTGGGCAAAGGTGTGCCGGAACTGGTGCGGGTGCAGCGGCTCGATCCCTGCCTCTGCACACCGCCGCTTCAGCAGCTTGTTCACGCCCGAGATCGTCAGCCGGTGCCCGTTGGCGCGGTCGCCCCACCACAGCCACATGTCCTCGTCGAGCGGTCGGCCCTTGTGTTTCGCCGCGGCCCGCAGGTACCGGTCGAGGGCAGCCGCGCAGGTGCGGCCGAACGGCACCGACCGCCACTTGTCACCCTTGCCGAGGACGCGTAGCACCATCATGTCGAGGTCGAGGTCGCCGACCCGACGCTCAGTCAACTCGCTGAGTCGAACGCCCGTGTCGAGGAACAGCATCAGGATCGCGGTGTCGCGGCGGTCGATGTAGCTCCGGCCCTTGCAGACCTTGAACAGCGCCGCAAGGTCTTCCTCGGGGATGACGGGCACCTCGGTCTCGGGCACGGCCGGCGGCTTCATTGTCCGCATGGGGGAGCGGTCGATCTCCTCCTCGTCCAGCAGCCAGTTGAAGAAGGTCTTCAGGGCGCGGAAGTGCTGGTGTGCGTTCGCCGGGCTGGTCCGCTGGATCGTGGCGGCGATGTACGCCTCGATGTGCTCGCGGTGCACCTCGTCCAGGTCGGTCGGCGCGGGTCGGCCGGTGTTGCCGTCGTCGTCGGCGACGGGCCGGTACCCCTCTTCCGGGTCGAGGAGGAAGCGAGTGAACGATCTGACAGCGTTTCCGTAGATGCGGATGGTGTTGTCGCTCTTGTTCTGGGATTTCAGGGCGCGCAGCCAGGAGGCAGCCATCGGCCCGATGTTGTAGCGCTCATCTGCCATCGCCCCACGATGCGCCCACGGTCGTGGACAGTCAAGGCGCTTGCCCCTGTAGCGGTGTGCAACGAGCCGGAAATGAAAATGACCAGCGTTTCCGCTGGTCAGATGGGCTTTGCGCCCCCGGCAGGACTCGAACCTGCGGCCAAGCGCTTAGAAGGCGCCTGCTCTATCCACTGAGCTACGGGGGCCGGTGTGGTGGCCTCTGTCGTGGTGCCCGGGTGTGGGCTGATCCGTGACGTTGC